AAAACAAACTCCAAATTAAAATCGCCGCACCCAACTCCGACAATCCAGCGAAAGGATTTCTCATATACCCAACAGAGGTAAACGAGTTGATGACCGTATCCACCTACGACTAGAGGATTAATGTTTAAACATATACTTGCCACCGTGACAGGGTTACTGTTCTTTGGGGGGTCTGTCTCAACAGCGAAAGCCCCACCACCTAACCCGATACAAGCAATGCAAGCAGTTGAATACCAGTTAAGGGAGACAATACCGCAACCGCCGATACCAGCAGACGCCCGACATCCAGAATGGTGGGCTTTGGCACGAGAAATCGGATGGGCGGAAAACCAGATGATGACCCTCGACTATGTGATACATCGTGAATCACGAGGACAAACCAAAGCGTTCAACCCGACTGACCCTAACGGTGGTAGCCGTTGTCTAATCCAAATCAACGGGTCATGGACACGATGGCTTCGCGACAAAGGTGTCCTAACCCACGTCGATGACCTCTACAACCCTCGTGTCTGTCTTACAGCAGGGCTGGTCATCTACCAGTACGGTGTAGATAAACACGGCTACGGCTGGGGACCGTGGGCTATCAAACGCCCCTGATATAGTGGCTGTATGAAGGGAAGTAAACAAACCCGATGGTTCTGTGACCGTTGCGATATGACCTTAACCACCTATGTTCGCTTGTCTGAACCCCCGTTGCATTTGTGCGACAACAAAGTCTCTAATAAAAGAGAACCAATAATCCAACCAATGAAAGAGGTATCCAAATGAATAACATAACAATCGTAGGGAACGCAGGTAAACCTGTCGAACTGAAATTCTCGCAAAGCGGGATGGCTGTGGGCACATTCACAGTTGCCACAACAAGCGGTAAAGACGACAAGAAAGTTACCGTCTGGCACAACGTCACCGTCTTCGGACAGATGGCAGAGTACGCCGCGGCATCCATTGAAAAAGGTAGCCGAGTAATCGTTGCAGGCAAACTAGACATCTCAACCTATGAGAAAGATGGGCAGAAGAAAACATCCAGCAAAATTCTTGCCGACGAAATCGGTTTGACTTGCCGTTTCAACCCAGTTATGGCAGATAAAACGGTGCAGGTTGTAGCGAAAGCACAGAACGATTTCGGTAAGATTGGTTTCTTGCAAGAAGAAGAAGCGTTCTAGTGGACATAATGCAATTAGATTTTGAGCAATGGTTAGAAATCGGTATGCGTAGCGGATGGGTTTCACCACCCGTCTGCTACACACACGACGGGCTACCAACTTCTATAACAGAAGACGCAGAATTCGAAGACGGCTCAGACCCATGCATTCATATCATGCGCTGTTACGAAAGCCCAGAACACAAAGACGCAATAGAACTAAACTACTCACCAGCGATATGGAGAAACCCTCACCGTGATTGAAGATTGCAACGGCTCAGAGATACTGTTGGAAGCACACTCGCTAATCACAGGCGCAAGACAAGCACAGTACGCCCACCCATTAGAAGACTACACACAGGCACGCGACATCTTTGAAGGCATGACAGGTGTGTCGCTCACAGTAGAACAAGCAGTCATGTTTATGGTTGCAGTTAAACTGTCGCGTCTTAGGACAGCAATCGCTGACGGCGGATGGCATCACGACAGTATTGTAGATACAGCAGGCTACATCGGTTGCCTGTCAATGGTTCACCATGCTAAGGAGAGATAATGAAAGCAAGACTATGTTCATGTTTGCCTAAACAATTGTTGCCAGTTAAGCCCGTATGTGGAGATAAGTTAGATGACTCAGAAGAAGAGTGAAGAAATAGTGAACGGTCTGCTAAACGAGATAGCACGATTAAATGCGTTGATAGAGCAACTGAAGTCTGAAATACATACAGCGAATTTGGAAAGATTTAAACATGATTGACCTTAAACATTTAGATTGGTTCGATGACGCGCTGTGTCGCGGAATGAAAACTACTATCTTCTTTCCTGAGACTGCTGTCGGTGTGTCTACTGCTGGTATCTATGATGAAGCGGTGAAGGTTTGTGAGCGTTGCCCTGTCGCTGAGAAGTGTTTGGCTTACGCTATGGAATGCGAAACGAATGACATAAGAAGGTACGGTGTGTGGGGTGGTAAGACCCCGAGAGAGCGAGAGTACCGTCGTCATGGTGGTACGGGCGGTAAGTTAAATGGACTTGCCCCGCTACGACGCTAGGGAAGGGGATACCTGCGGAGCAGGGCAAATCCAAACTTTATGTTAGCACGGTTTTATTTTAACCGTATTATTTCATATTTCACACGGCTCTTTTCGTAGAGCAAGTCACTGTTATCTAACGCCCATTGTGCGCTGTCGTAAGACCTGAACATACAACTTTTGTGAGGGTGGTTGGTGAACATTTGCCCGTTTCGATAATGTCTACCTTTCCAGTATCCGAGTTGTACTGTGTCTGCCCGTCTACCTATTACGAATAGTTTGTTTGGGTGTTTGTATGCCCACAGTTTTTTTATTTTCTTTTCTTGTCTATAGATTTTTAGGCGTAGGTATCTTCGGTATGTTTTCTTGAGCATTGTGGTCTTTTGGGTAAATTGCACGCATTAGGAGCGCATTAGAGCGTTTCAAACGGGTGGGTATGGTATGTAGGTGCGGTCAGTTTCGTCGTCTAGTTCGGCAGTTTTGTAGTCTTCAAAGTCTTCGACCGTGAATGGTACTTCACGATTGTTTTGATTGAGTTGTCGAACTGCTCGGACTATCTGCTCGTTTAGTTCTGATTCGTTCGGTGCGTACTCGCCGTCACCGAGATAACCCCAATAGGATTCGCCTGTGTCTAGGTTCATCGTTGCACCATCAGGGAACTTCTCTCGTTCGGTTTCAACATCGTGATACCAAAGTTGGTTATCTGCGTCGTAGGTCAGGATGTAGTGGTGGACTGTCGGCTGTTGTTTCATTGTGTTACCTTTCGTTTGGCTGTCCCGTTCATGTCATACTGACCTATCTCTACCCAGTTAGATGTGTCGGTGGACAGATATCCGTCTGCGTCTATCGTCTGCGGATAAGCGACTGCGTATATCGTTCTCGGTTTGTGTCCGACTGAATGAATGTTGATATCCCACTTGTCATTGAAGCAGTAGAACTCGTCCATTCCTTCGTATGCGTTGTCGTTTTGAACTAGCGCGTTGATATAGCCTTGGGTGAAGGCTTGCAGTAACGCGAGTTCGCTGTCCGCTATTTTGATAGTTGGTGTGTCTTGCATTGCTCCTCTTTCCATTCAAGGTATTTGATGTAGTTGGTGTCTAGTTCTGTGGCGTCGAGGTCGTTGAACCTGCACCACCGTTCGTATGACATTTGATGTGTCGGTAATCTCATTTCATTCTCCTTCTTTTGGTCTAACTTCTAGTTCGCGTTCTGACCAGCCGAGAACCTGTGCTTCATCTTCTGTTTTGATGTAGTCCATGCCACAAAACATTTGTTCTGTGCCGTAGGTTTCTATGGCTAGTACGAGTGTGACCTCTATCAGTTTGACTGTCTCTAATGCTTTCATTATGCAAGTCCCCACACATTAAGCCAAGTCTCAGCAATTACATTTGCCTGTGAACTTGTAGCGCAAATAAGAGTAAGGATTGAAACATCTGAGGCGTCACCCGTAGGACTTGAACACCAAATTTCTACGATGTTGCCATTTGTTAAAACGCTTCTCGGCGTCCCCTTCATACTCACTTTTGGTAGGTCTCTATCTTTTATTCCGTATTCGTTCATTTAATTTTCTCCTGTTGTTGTGTTGTTGTTGTTGTTGTGTGTCGGTCTTAAGACCTTGTGGGTGTCGGGGACTCGAACCCCGATGTCTGCCAGCCACCCTGCCTACTTACTCCACTATCCGTGACTCGTCTACAATTGCTAACCCTTCGTAGACGCTCGTGTTATCTCGTTTAATCATGTAACGCATATGAGAGTCGTAACCCTCGACAACGCCACTAATTAAGTTGCCCGAAATATCTGTATAGGTAACTCGTGTGCCTTCCGTTTTCATATTCACCCCCGTTCCCCTTTCGTAAGTTGTATCTATACTGTATCACACTTAGTTACCCTTGTCAAGTACAATCTTTGTGAAATATGTCACACCCTCAAACCCAATACCTGTACGCTTGTGAACAGATTCACAATGTTAGGCTCACCTAACACAAACACCTGTTCGCTAAACATATGTTCGCCTACCCTCTCCGTGCTGTCGGGTGGTTTGCTTTGCTTCGCTCCCTCTGCACCTGCTTCCAAGTACTAATCGCAAAAGGCGTTACCCATAACAGGCAAATCCCAACGAAAACAAGCACACTGAATACTTCATTCATCACTATTCACCCCCTCGCCTTCTCTTACTCGTTCATCATGGCATTGCTGGCAGAAGTATGAGCCATCTATCGAGTCACAATAAACCTCGTAGCGGTATTGGGCGCAATCAAAACACTGTCTTAAGACATTCATTGTGGATAGTCTCATTGCTCGCCCCATTTCGCTAACTCAAACTCTGCTCGCCATCTGTCAAGGCTTAACCCGTAATGATTTTTTATTAGGTCTTGCGCTACCTCGATAGCGTCATCGTATTCTGCAATGACTGTTGTGGTTATTGTGGCGTAGTCACTCACAAAAGTGACATTCCATGTGTGTGTATCGTTTAATGTGTGTGTGAAACTTAGCGATTCTTCGTGCATTATACTGTCTCCTTGTCTGCTCGTAATTTTGCATTGAGATTTGCTAGTGTCTCAATCAGTCCTGCAGTTTCAATTTGCAAAAGACTAATTTTGTTCTCGGTATGTTCGATGTCTAACTGTATATACCAGCGCTCTACGCTTTCCATTTCGTAGAAGAATGCGCTATCGCTCTCGGCGTGTAGACATATCGCTTCTACTGCTTGATTGGCAAGCGCTAACTGTTTAGTAGTCAATGTTTGTGAGCAACCGTACTGTGTTAGTTCACCTATCCATTGCCCGTTCTTCTTAACTGCGTGCCCCGCGAATATAGTTTTGTCATATCCGCCTATCGTGAGCGTACCCTCGCACCTCAATCTGTCTGTTGTAGACATCGGGTAAACTTTCATTTCGCCTGATATCTTTGGCGCTTTAACCCTAACTATTAGGTGCTGGTTCGCGTTGTATCCGTTGTCTTTGTCTGTGCCTATCGTTTCTACTTGCATTTATTCCCCTTTTCTATGTTGATATGTTTTACTGTACTACACTTAGTTAGTCTTGTCAAGCACTGTGACATTGCAATCAGCGTGCCAAGTCTCACCGTCACCCGATACAGGCGTCACCTTGTAATCGAGATGACCGTAGCGTGACCGTGCGTCAAGTATTAAGACCGCAAACCTCAACGGCGAACCCGATACTGTCAGCATTGCAGTCTTACCTATGTTCTCTTTTAGTTCTTCCGCGCTGGTCATTGCTTGCTCGCCATCTCTTTAACCAACTCGCCTGTACTCAAATTGGTTAGCGCGATATGACCCTTCGACCAAATAAGGCTATTGCTTGCCCTGTTTAGCGTTGCAAAGATTCCCGTATACATCGCTTCGATGTCGTTGATATCTTCAAAATAGGTTACCTTGCTCACCTTGTTTAGCGTTGCTCTCAGTTCGTATCTGTTCATTGCTCCCTCTTCCAGTGTTGTTTTGTTTCCCCGACATACTCGCCTACTTTGTAAGCGAGATAGATTACTGCCCCGAGTGCGAACATTACTATGCCCACAAAATTATCGTCCACTATCATGAGGCACTCGCTCGGTTTTCTTTTGTAGGTATCCCACCCTCGCGTAGTTCTGCCTCTGCTAAGCCCCACTCGCTAAAGTTTTGACTGTCGAATCCCAACTGCTTTAAATATTTGTGTTCGATAGGGATTAGATTGTCTTTTGCTTTGTACATTTCTTTATATGTTTGCGTTAGTTGATTTTGTAATATTTCTAATGTGGTTCTAATAGAGTTGTATTTGTTTTCTATTTCGTTATATTCGTTTAACGCTGTCAAATATTCTGAGTGTGTCATATCTTGCCCCTTTTCTATGTTGTTGTTGTAAGCGTAATACATTTATTTTAGTTTGTCAATTACCTGTTATCTGCTTTCGCATTGTCCCTAGTCCGAATCGAATCGGCACGCCCAAGGCGCTAGGGGATATCTGCTAACCGTAGACCACCTCACCGAGTAGCACCATCTGCACGATACTGTCAGCGTCCAGCGCGTCTAGGTCGCAATCTTCTGGCGGTAAAAGCCCCAGATAGACCCCTGCCAACTTACTGAGCACCTCGGTGTTCATTCTTCCGTATTCGGGGATAGATTCTTGGCTGAATTCTCCCTTGCCAACTTTCGCCACAAATTCGGCGATAAGTTTCCCGTCAATTTTCAACGGGTTTTCGCTGTAGCCTGTCTCTGAATCTTCATCTAAACGGTAGACCGTCGCCGAGGCGTATGAAATTCTTTCGCCCAGTTCGTAGTCCCCATTCTCCGAGCCCCATGTCAGCCCGTCTTCTGATATCACCCAACTAGCCATGCCACAATACCCACCCTCGTAAGCGGTGATGAGTACGTCGGCTGAAAAGTTGAGCAGTTTCTGCTCTTCTATCATTCTTTCCCCTGTCTTTTGGTTGATGTTCTTCGGTATCGCTACCTTGTGCCTAGTGTCGCTATGACGCGACTACCCCCGAGAGGCTAGGCGATATTTCTAGAGTCCGCAAGCCTCGCGGAATCTCTCAGAATCAAAACGCGAATTGTCTTCTCTCATGTAATCTTCAAAACCGCCATTGTCTAAAAGACATTTGAACGCCCATTTAAACATTTCTCTATCCTTGCTATCTGATGGAATTTCAAGCGCGGACTTTATAGCCTGCGCTAGTTCGTTGAAATCTTTCCGTGTCATCGTTTCCCCTGTCTTTTGGTTGATATAACCTTACATCTACAACTATAGCGACAAGAAAAGAGTTTGTCAAGTCAAAACACAAAATTCTTTTGTGACACTCGTCACATCACACACAGTCACCACCAACCACACACAGTCACCACCACACTAGGCGCGGACTCTCTGCCGTACTTGTTAGGCTGACCTTACACGGTGCGAGGGGCGCCCATCTACGCAAGAAATGTTAGGTACGCCTACTACGAACACTTGTTTGCCCGAACATATGTACGCACCTACACGCACAAACGCACAAACCCAAGCAAACACATGTTCGCAACTTTACATAACTGGGGGTCTGCCGAGCCAGCAGGGGGCAGGGGGGGGTAAGTTATTGTCGCTCGGTGTTTTCACTCTTTTGGTTGTAGAAAAAAACGGTAAAAAAAGATTGGTTGTGTGTGGCTAGTGGGGTGGGGTGCTGGAATAAGTTTTTGCTTCCCCCCACGTTTCACCCTTGAGGGTTGGTAGCCGTAAGCCAAGATTTTTAGCCGACACCATGATTCTACTAGTTGACGTTAGTTCGCTGCTCCTTCACTTGACGTGAAGGTCTACCCCAGTTCCCTGGTGTTAATGCCCCGCACCTTGCAAAGGGTGTACAGCCGTGATGATTACTGTTTGTTTGCCGTCATCCCGACGGGTGTGTTGTAATGGTAGCAGGTGTGTAGTATGTTTGCAACATGGCAAGAAAAGTTCGAGATGACGATAATCCGATTAGTAAGGTTTTGTCGGGTTTGTTTAAAAATTCTGTTGACCCATCTAAGTATGTTCAGTATACGGGTGTGCCGCAGGATAAAGGTAGCAAGTCTATGCCAGGGTATAAATCTAATTATCAGAACACTCCGTCGCCTTCAAAAAGCACACAGTCCGATTTTGGTATACTTGTTACACCGTCTGCACCTAAGAAGAAACCTAAGGGTAAAAGTGGTGGCGGGCGTTCACAAAATTATGTTGACTAGATTAGGATAAGTTTTATGGCAAAAAAGAAAACAAAAGACAACAACTACACGTTTGATTTAAACGCAATTTTTGGTAAAGGTTCAGAAGAGCGCCGTATGGCAGATAAGGTTTTGGACCGTCAAGGCGTTCCAAACGATTACAAACATCAGTATGTTGCAGAAAAAACAATGAAAGCCGAATCGGATTTTTACAAAAAAACAAAAAACGGTAAAAGGAAATAACTGTGAAAAAAGTTGATTACATGGGTTCGCTGTCTGACTACAAAAAATCTGTCAGCAAAGATGATGACAAAGCAGAAAAACGCCGCCAGTCGAACATGGTTATGGAAGCCGATTTAAACGACCAGTCGAAAGGCGCTAAAGCGTACATTGAAAAGAAGTACGGTCAAAGCGGTAATGTTTGGTCTGCTAAAGATTTTTCTAAGTACAAGGATTTCGAAAATTCTGTGTTAGATGTTATTAGTGAAAGCGAAGTGTCCAGCAAATTCCCTTCAGATGTTTGGGAACGTGGCGCTAAAAGTTACACTAAAGAAGTTTTCAAAAAATCTAAATCAAACAAAAAGTAGTACACTCCCTTAATGGGAACTAAACGACGAGTACCACCAGAAGACAAAGCACGCTTCTTCGCTGCTATAGCCGCAGGCTCATCAATCACCGAAGCATCACGCATCGCAGGCGTACACATCAACACAGGTTCACATTGGTTAGCAAAATCTAAAGCAGCAAAAGCAAAACTAGACCAAGCCGTACTCGAAGCAACCCGCACCCGCGGAAACAAAGGCGGCAAACAACACAAAGAATACGAACAATCATTAGACGAAGCAGTAAACCTGCCGCCAGCAATCCCACTATCACGCCTATGCCCCGAAGCACAACGCGGACTACAAGACTTCGATTTCTTCAGACGCCACTACCTTGGGAGAGTCCCATCCCCATGGCAAGTAGAAGCCGCACTAACACTCGTAGAACTATTAGAAAACCCTGAAAAAGAATTCGTTGTACTCAACGTACCCCCAGGCGCAGGCAAATCAACCCTATTCCACGATGTAGCAGTATGGGCAATAGTACGCAACCGTGCAATCCGAGTAATGATTGGCTCCATCTCACAAGCAATGGCAAAACAATACTCGCGACGAATCAGAGAAACCCTCGAAAGACCAGCACCAATCCAACCCGACCCAGAAATAGTCAAAAAAGGATTAGCAGTAAACGCCGAAGGATGCCTCTCCATCGACTACGGCAGATTCAAACCATCCGACAAAGGCGCCCTGTGGCGTGCAGAAGAATTCGTAGTAGAACAACTAGACGGAAACGGGTTAGATAACAAAGAACCAACAGTCCGCGCATACGGAATCGACTCAGAATACATCGGACACCGAGCAGACCTATGCCTATTTGACGACGTAGCATCCGTAGACAACGCCAGAGAAGGCTCAACACGCGACAAACTACTAGAAAGATGGGACCAAGTAGCAGAAGCACGAGTAGACCCAGCAGGACTACTAGCAGTAGTCGGACAAAGACTCGGCTCAGGCGACCTATACGCCCATTGTTTAGCAAAAATTGCGTACGACATCGACGAAAACGACTACGACGGCACAGACACCACCACACCCGAATCATTAGCGTCCACAGAACCAACCAAAACATCAAAATACAAACACATCGTCTACAAAGCCTATTACCCTGAACTAGACGACGGTCCAAAAAGCCGCAAATACAACGCCAAACCATACCCAGAAGGACCACTACTAGACCCGCAACGACTATCGTGGAAAGATTTATCGTACATCCGATACAGCAACCCTAAAACATTCAAAATTGTTTACCAACAAGAAGACGACGCCGACGACACCAACCTAATTAACCGCACATGGATAACAGGCGGACTAGGAAACGACGGCGTACTCTACGCAGGATGCATCGACAACGAAAGACTCCCAGGACAAATCCCCGAAGGACTCGCCCCACCCGTAATCTCAATCATCACAGTCGACCCATCCCCATCACAATTCTGGGGAATCCAATGGTGGCTCTACCAGCCAACAACAAACCTCAGATACCTGATAGACGTCGAAAGAATCAAACTCACAGCCGAAGAACTCCTCGGATACAACACAACAACCCGCGAATACTCAGGCATCCTAGAAGACTGGACCAACCGCGCCTTCCAATACGGCTACCCAGTCTCACACATCGTCGTAGAAGTCAACGCAGCCCAAAGATTCCTACTAGCCCACGACTTCGTACGCAAATGGCAAACCCGACAAATGGTAAACATCATCCCACACACCACACACCGCAACAAATTCGACGAAAAACTAGGCATCGAAGCACTACTCCCACCCCTCTACAGGTCAGGTGCAGTACGTCTCCCATCCATGCGCGGAAACTGGAAAACATTAGCCCTTGTCGACGAACTCACCAAATGGACCCCCGACAAAAAAAACGGCACCGACCTAGTGATGGCAAACTGGTTCGCCGAACTACACTTCCCTACAGTCAGCGGAGTAAAACTTCCGCCAAGACAATGGCGTCCATCATGGATGCTAACGTAGTATTGTAGAACAACTACAACACAACAGGAGTTCCACGCAAAGTGCAAACAGTAGAACAAATCGTCTCGCTATATAACTCCCGCAGAGAATCACAAGGACCAATCCTGCGCCGCATGCGCGAAATCCGCGACCTCGCAAACGGAGACATCGTAATCCCACTATCCGAACTAGACCGCAACGCACGCACAAACGTAGCCAACCTACTAGTACAAGGCTTAGACCAAACATCAATGCGCATCGCATCAACAATGCCAATGCCATTCTTCCCACCACTAAAACCAGGCAACGCAGACTCACAAGAAATGGCGCGTCTACGCAAAAAAATTATTTTATCATACTGGGACCAAAACAAACTCGCATTAAAAATGCGTCGCCGAGCAAGACACTTCCTAGCATACTCATCAGCACCAGTAGTAATCCGCCCAAACTTTTCCAAACTACAACCAACATGGGCTGTACGAAACCCGCTAGACACCTACCCTGCAGCATCAGAAGACCCAGACAACCTAGTACCAGACGACTGCATTTTCACATACACCAAATCAGCACAATGGCTAATCGACCACTACGGCGAACAAGTAGTCGGAAAACTACGCATGGGCAGAATCACATTCGACAGCCGTTTCACACTCCTCGAATATGTTGACGACCAAGAAATAGTTATCTGCGTAATCGGCGCACCAGTCACAACAGATATGCAACCAGTAGAACGAGCAGGCGTAGAAACAATCGAACTGGAACGCATCCCAAACAGAACAGGAATGCCACTAACAGTAATCCCGCAACGCATCTCACTAGACACACCACGAGGACAATACGACGGCGTACTAGGAATGTACTTCACACGCGCCCGTCTACAAGCATTAACAGAAATCGCTATCGAACGCGGCATCTTCCCAGACGAATACCTGGTTGCACGCGCAGGCGAAAACCCAGAAATCATTCAAATGGCTGACGGCAAAACAGGACAACTAGGTGTAGTCAAAGGCGGAGACATCCAACAACTACAAACAAACCCAGGCTACAAAACCGACACAGCCCTAGACAGACTCGAACGCCAAGAACGACTCGAAGGTGCAATCCCAGCAGAATTCGGTGGCGAATCAGGTTCAAACATCCGAACAGGACGCCGCGGAGAAAACGTCCTATCAGCAACAGTTGACTTCCGTGTACAAGAAACACAAGCAGTATTCGAACAAGCACTATACGAAGAAGACAAAATTGCTATCGCAATCGAAAAAACATATTGGGGCGCACAAAAAAAATCATTCTTCATACCAGGTCGAGTATCTGGCGGAATGACAAACTATGTCCCAAACAAAGTATTCGAAACGGACTTCCACTATGTCAACTATCCATCTTCAGGCACAGACGTTAACGGTCTTATCGTTGGTCTTGGTCAACGCCTTGGTACTGGTCTCATGTCGAAAGAATCGGCACGCGAAGCAGACCCACTCATCACAGACCCAGAACTTGAAAAAGACCGCATCGCAGCCGAATCCATGGAAGCAGCACTACTGTCCAGTATCCAGGCTCAAGCAGCAGACCCTAATGGTCCATATCAACCTGATGACCTCGCGTACCTTTCAATGCTCACAATCGAAAAAAACAAACCGCTATACGAAGCCGTACAACTAACACAACGCCGCGCACAAGAACGCCAAGCAGCGGTCGCCGCGGCAAACGCACCAGAAACAATGCCAGGGTTAGCGATGCCAGGCATGGGCGCAGAAATGCAATCAGCACCAGCAGGTCCGCCAGACATTCAACAACTTTTATCACAACTGGGCGGTGGTGAAGCAGGCGCAGCACAACTACCACCATCACCATCAGCAGTTCTCACATTAGGGAAAAGACTATAAATGGCAACATACCCAAACCGAACAGATTTAAATAACCCTACAAAAAAACTTGCGGTAACAACAACCCCAGGGCAAACCTACGGTAAAGCAGGCGCGCAACGCCGCGCACAACAAGCCGTGCCAATGGGCGCACCACAAGCACCACAAGTAGCACCACAACAACAGCAACGCCAACCGTTACCAGTAACACCTTTAAACGCACCATCAGAACGACCAGACGAACCAGTAACAGCAGGCAACCCGCTTGGCGCAGGTCCAGGAATGGAAAGCCTTCCACAACCAATGCCGATGGGAACAGCCCCAGGTTCACGCCAAGACCTAATTAATCAGGTCCGATACATTTATTCTAAAACACCAAACACAGCCCTACTGCAACTTATTCTAGAACTAGAAAACGTTTCAATTTAATGCGAAGAACGAATGAACAACTTGAACTAGACGCAACCGAAGCAAACCGCTTCCGTGAACAACGTCGACGTCTAGAAACAGAAATGACCCCAGACAGGGTTGAGCGTTTAGAGTCAGCAGTTTACGGCAGCACATACACGGACCCAGAAATCACAGCAACCATCGGACTATCTGACGTCCCAATTGACGCACGTTTAGTTCACGAACATACCGCACGCCGCGCATTAGAAACAGGCAACGCTAGCAACAACAGAGACAATCTTGT